TTAAACACAATATCATCTTACTCTGTATTAAAATAAAAATAAACCTTTATAGAAACATTAAAAAAGGGAGCATAAAGCTCCCTTAGTCAGTAGTTGAGTGATAAACCCTACTGTTGGTTCGATTAAGCTCCTTGAGAACCGTAAACTGCTCTAAAGTTAGAGTACCCGAAAGAGTATCTTTCTCTAGCTTTGTAGCGCATGTTACCTGTATCAAAGTCACCTTCCAACGCTGTTGACATTGGTGATCTTTCAAAATGCTTGAAGCCATCAGGACAATCAGTCTTGATGAAGAAAGCATCTGTATCAGTTAAGTAGTGATTTACTACATAACCGTCAGGAATCATACCTGTGTTTCTTATTGCGTTTACGTCGTTGTCTGAAGTTCCTACTCTCCCTGGAGATTGTAAGAGTCTGTCAGCGACAAATTGCAGTTGAGGTGGAACGATTAGTTTCATTCCTCTTAAAGCAATATTGAGTCCACGATCATCTGTAAATGTACTAATGTTAATTAGTGCATCTTCAAGTGATGTTTCATTCAAGTCAGCCATAGTAGTTGCGCGGTTAGCAAGTGAACCACCACCACTTAAAGGGTGATCAGTTGCAATCAATACTTTTCCGTCACCACCTGCTGTAGAGAACGCATTGTTCAATACTGCCGCTGCTTTGATTTGCTTAGTGTTAGCCATAGAACGCGCAAGAGCTTTAGTGTATCTAGCTCCTAAACGGTCATATAGATTATCCTCTACTGCCTCTTCTGTTAGAGCAAAAGCAAGTGCTACAGTTTCGTGTGTGTAACGTGAAGTGTAGCCTTCAGAAGCGTTATCAAATCTAACGCCTGATCCTTCAGCTTTTACCTCTGCATTACCGAAACCTGATATCAATACTTCTTCTTCAAACGCTCTGTCTGATGATTCAGTATCAAATATCTCAGCATGTTCTGCTTCGTATCTGGCATATTCCAACCCAAACAGGGCGTTTAAACCAGGCTCTAGTTCTTTTGCTAATTGTGAACGATTAATAGCCATTATTTATACTCCTGTTACCGTGGTGTAGAAATGCTCATTGATGTATACGATTGCATTTACGTTAGCTGAACCTGTAGTGCTGTTGTCTGGATCAGTTGAGAATCCTACGATTCTAAACTGAGCAGTAGTAGCTGCTGTAGTGGAACTAATTTCAGCAGCAGACATACCAGTTTTAGTTGAACCAGCCGTGTAAGCCAACTCTACGTTGTTACCTACAGCAGTCTGAGCCAAAGAACCAGTACATTGTACTTCAAACAGAGTATCAGGGTCATCTTCAACAAATGCTACAATATCAGAAGATACAGTTGCAGTTGGATAGTAAGATGAGAAAACTACCTCACCAGAACTATTTGTGAACTTGCATCCTCTGAATATTCCCAACAAAGTTGTTGCAGCACCAGCTACTAAAACAGTACCTGTGTTCAACATCTTTACTGGATCGCCCGAAAAGATATTTCCAGTCGCGCCAGAAGCAATTTCATATTCGGTAGTGCCATTATTATGTGGCGCACCGCCTTTTTTGCCTACTGAACGAAACCCGAAAGGTGCATCTTTATTTGCCATAATGAATATCCTTTATTCAGTTTTATAAGATATGGTGATATACGTTAATTACGATTACCACCGCCAAAAGTTACGCTTGATTTTCTCTCTGGTTTTAAAATCGGAGAGCTTGGGTCAGATTCTTTCATTAAATCATTGTCAACCGCTTCTTGTTGCGTTTGAGCGCGTCCTTGAAAGTAGGCATTTCTTTCGTTTCGCGTTTCTAATGGAATCTTTGCCAGTAACAAACCTCCCACGGATACAACACCTGCATGCTTTCCATCGTCAAGCGTGGGAATTTCAAAGTCGCCAATTTCTTCGGCTCTAACAAGGTCGAAACCTTCTCTTAACCTAGAACTGACGTTCTTTTTATCTTCCTGTCCAACGATTTCGGCTCTTATCCACCTGTATTCGTAACCTTCAGGTGCAGGTGGCGCGTCCAACATTGATGGGAGTCGCCAGGGTTTGCGAGCATCACTTTTAGCTCGAGTTTCGGCAGAACGTGAAGTTCTGTTATTTGTTGATGCTTTCGCATCTGTATTCGTATCTTTATTCATAATAATTTTTTACCTTCTGATATGTTTTGCATATTCTTTCAGAGGCACATTTAAACGCCTCGCCATTTCAACTTCACTCTTAGTAAGTTTTACTTGTCTTTTATTACCAGAGCTTTCACTTCGACCTGCAGGTGCAACTGTTTGCTGCATCTTTTTTGCCTTCGTTGTTGTTCCTGCTACTTCATTGAACTTATGCGGAAACTCATTGCGAATACGTTTATCAAGCTCAGAATAGTACATAGGATCGCTTGCGTCAATTCCTTCCTCATTAGTTAATATATCGTGAATAGTAAAAGCAGCAGTTGTCATTACTTTATCTTCGCCAAACCATTGATTTTTGTTAGCCCATTCTTCTGCTTTTGGATCTACTTGTTGTTTTGGCGGTTGTTGATTAAGTTGTTGGGTTTGCGGTGCTTGTGGTGCTGACTCTACGGTGATTTTGCTTGTAGCCAACTTACTTTCTTCTATATTAATCTTATCAAGTATATCTTGCGCTTTTGTAACTTTATCCCAATCTTGATCTTGATAAGCTGATTTTAAGACTGCGTTAGCTTGCGCACGTTGAGATTTAAGTCTACTTTCAGCTTCAGTTTCATAATTATTTTTAAGCTGAGTGCTACTTTGTTTTAACTGTTCATTTTCTGCTTGTAAATTTTTAGCGTATTCATAAGCAGAATTAGCAGCCCTTTCTTGTTCTCTCATTTTTTTTGTGAGGGTAGCAATTCTTTTTTGCACGTTCTTAGAATAGTCTTCTAGCTCGTCTTCTTCTTTATCTTTTGCAGATTCTTCTGCCGATATGTCATCTATCGGTGCAGATTCTGCATAAGAATCTTGACTAACCTCTTCATCCAGTTCAACAACCTCGGTAGGCTCTTGTACTGATTCTTCGGTAGCTTCTACTTTTTCAGCATCTTGCATGATGTCTCCTTACAATTAGACACTAACAATATCGTCAGGGTCGTCTATAGTTGCGATAACTTCGTCATCGTTGATGATACGGCACTCTGCATTGTCACCAAGTTTGAACCTAGCACCTGCATATCTACCAATTAGTACCCATTGTTTTTCTTTGGCCCAAGGGGTATCGCCAAATTTATCTTTATCTGAATAGCAAAGTGGCCCACATTTAAGAACATAAGCAACAACAGTTGCTAAAGATTCTCTATCTATAGTTTCTTTTGCCAACATAATACCGCCTTTTGTAACGGCTTTGCCTCTATATGGAAGAATTAGCATGCGCCAACCTGTAGGGTTTGGCATACGTTCTAATAGAGATTTATCTAGTAATGTAGGGTCTAGCACCCTTTCTTCTGGTTTTACAAAAGCATCGTCAACTGGCGATCCATTTGCGTCATAACCAGGGTCTTTCTTATTTTCCTTCTCAATCTCGCTTGCGATATGGTCAGGTACTACTACTCCTGTCATCGTTTTCACCTATTCTTTTAAGCAATTCTCTTACTTCAAGTTCTACGTCATCGAGAGAATTGTAACGACCACGTAGATAATGATACTCTTCAAAATCTTTTGTACCGTTTAAAATCAAACTTTGTAAATCTGATTTCTTTTCAGTAATTATTTTTAATAGGAGTGAGGCTAATGCGTCATCCATTAGTAAACACCAGAAAACTTACCACCGAACTCGGCAGCACCCATACCTCTCGCTTTGCCTTTACCCATACCTGGCTTTGGAGTTGTATTTGCATCAAATGATTTTGCTTTCTTAGTAACTAAGTTGCCTTTGTTAGAGTAAGACTGCTTACCATTTAATACAGTTGGTGTTTTCTGATCTTTAATTTCTGTTCTTTTAATCATAGTTATAGCTCTTTTAATCCAATATCGATTAATTTTAGTTCCTTTTGTTGGTCAAGTCTATCTTTCGTAGTGTTATCTTTCATAATTGCTATATCGCGCGATGTATCAATACGCTCTCTATCTATTTGATCTTGACGCGCTTGTTCCATTGATCTTGCTCTTTCTTTTGCTTCA